CATACCACACACCAAGATAATAAGTTTCTGGACGATGAATACAGGCTGCAGTTAGAACAATTGGCTGACGTGGACCAGTATTTTCATAAGGTTTATACTCTCGGAGAATGGGGTGTCCTCGGAAATTTAGTATTTAACAATTACGTAATTGAAGATTTCCAGATAGAACTGGAAGAAGAGTTTTTCGGTATGGATTTCGGTTATAATCATGCTTCCGTAATGGTTGCTGCTGGACTTTATGACGGCGAATTATATGTGCCGAAGGAACTATACGTTAAACAAAAAACAAATACGGAGTTTGCTACTCTTGGTGAATTCTGGGACCCTGATTACAAAAGCCATATTTATACTGCTGATGCTGCGGAACCTGACCGAATAAAAGAGTTTAATGATCGTGGTTGGTGTGTAGAACCTGCACAGAAGGGAAAGGATAGCGTAAAGCATGGAATAGACTTTCTGAAACGATACCGGATTCACATTCACAAAGATTGTCCGAATTTAGCAAACGAAATTCAACAGTACAAATATCGAGAGACCAGGGACGGGCAGGTCCTTGATGAACCAGTGGCGATCAATGATGATTGTATTGCTGCTCTTAGGTATGCTTCGGAATACTTATGGCGGAATACTACCAGGTGGAGGCCAGTAGCTTAATGTTTGAGAAACTGAAATTAAAGCTAAGGGAAATGGTATTCGGAACTTACAGCGGTTTATGGTCCTGGCCGAATCGTAGTAAAAAGTTCTTTCGTACTAATCCGCTTGATGCGAATGTAGTAATGGCTCCTGTTCAATGGGGTATGCGACAGATGATAGAAGCTCCTTTGATAGCTATAAACGAAGGAGAGCAGGTAGAATCGGAGGCCATAAACGTTTGGACTAAGCCAAATCAGTTCTATAGTGGAGTCCAGTTGGAAATGGCCATTTTGATGAGTTTATGGCTGGACGGAAACGCCTATATTATCAAGGTCCGGAATGCTACTACGAGAATTACAGAATTGTGGTATATTCCGCATTGGCTGATCAGGCCGAAGTCTACCAATGAAAACCAGTTAATCGAATATTACAAATACGATTACTCAGATCAGGACGTTCGAATAGAGGATGTGATTCACATTCGCTATGGTATCGATCCTAACAATATGCGGGTGGGACTTTCTCCTATTAAATCGGCATTACGGGAAATATTTACTGACGAAGAAGCTGCTAATTTCTCCTCGGCTGTACTCGGAAATCAAGGTTTTCCTGGCGTGGTAATATCTCCAGGGAGCGATAGACCGATTAGACCACAGGACGTTCGAGAAATGAAAGAATATTTCGAGGACAATTATGGCGGAGATCGCAGAGGTAAACCTTTTGTAGTCGGTGCTCCCACTAAGGTAGAACAGTTGCAGTGGGACCCTGAAAAATTGAACTTATCAGCACTACGGGCTATACCGGAAGAACGAATTACGGCTCTTTTGGGAATACCTGCTGCTGTAGTGGGATTCGGTACAGGGCTTGAACAGACTAAAGTAGGAGCTACTATGTCGGAGCTTAGGAAGCTGGCTTACGAGAATGCCATCATTCCTACACAGACGCTTATTTTGGAAGCTCTCAATAAATCGTTGCTTCCGGAGTATGAAACTAATCCGAATATAGAGCTTGACTATGATCTTTCTGATGTACGAGTCCTCCAGGAGGACGAAGGCAAAAAGATCGAGCGATTAAATACTGCAGTTACCGGAGGATGGCTTACCGTGTCAGAAGCGCAGCGGGAAGCTGGCTATGAGGTAGATGAGACGCAGAACATTTATCTCCGGAAATTGACTACTGCTGAAGTTCCAGCTACTAAATGGTCTATGCTTATTACGAAGAACAGAAAGAATGAAACTGATAGGCCATATTGGGAGCATCTACAGAAAGAACGACAGGTAATGGCTGGAATGTTTGAGGACAAGCTCATAGATCGATTTGATCAATTTGCTGAAATAGTATCGGAAGAATTTAAAGAATTAGCGGAGCGCAGAGGTATGGCCAGCGTTTCGGCTGAATTTAAGGATGTATCTGACGAAGTAATAGGAGAAATGGCCGTAGATCAAGCGTTGGAGAGAATGCCGAGAGAGGAAGTACTCAAGTACGGAGGCCAGTATATCCTGGTGACGGAGCGGACTATCGATACTCTTAATCAGTTTTTTGGTTTGGGAGTAGAGCTTACTGACGAGGTAGAAATAGCCATGATCAACGTGGCCAGAGACCGTACTCATTTAATAGATTTAAATAGGCAGTCAAAAGATGCCGTGAATCGGGCTATTAAGGCCGGAAGGGAAGCTGGTGAAGGTATTTTCGGAATTTCCGAGCGTATTAAAGACGAAGTAGGAGCGGGACCTTGGAGAAATAAGGAAATACGCAGTAAGGTAATAGCCAGGACTGAGACTTCCTATGCGCAGAATAAAGCTACTTTGGAGGCTGGTAGGGCTGCTGGTGCTGATAAGTTTAGGGTAATAGACGCACAAATACCAGCGGATAGACCACATGCGGACAGTTGCGGTATAGTCTGTTCTGAAATAGACGGACAGATAGTGCCGGAGGGAGACGTAGACAGATTAATGAACTGCGAGCATCCCAATGGTACTAGAAACTTCGTACCAGTGTTTGGAGAGGAATATGCCATTACCTAAACCGACAGACGGAGAGAGTAGGGACGATTTTATTTCACGGTGCATGGGAAACGACATAATGAACCGTGATTTTCCTGATAATGACCAGAGGATGGCCGTTTGTCAGAGACAGTGGGAGGACAATAAAATGAATACCAAAAGTTTTCAACCGGATTTAAAGCTCAAGGAAACTGGAGAATTCGAGGCCGTATTTGCTACACTAAACGTAATAGACAAAGACGGAGATGTGATAGTTCCTGGTGCCATAGAAAGCGGTACTAAGGTGCGAGTTTCTGCCTACAACCATTCTTCCTGGTCAGGAGCTTTACCAGTGGGTAAAGGACAAATTTTTGAGGAAAACGAGCAGCTTATAGTCCGTGGTCAGTTCTTCATGGATACTGACGGAGGACAGGAGACTTACAAGACGGTAAAGAATCTTGAGGACTTGGGAGAATGGAGCTTTGGATTTGATCGTGTGATTCAGGAACCTGGAGAATGGAACGATCAGCGGGTAAATATACTCCGGAAAATGAAGGTTCATGAAGTAAGTCCGGTACTTCTCGGAGCGGGTATAGGCACCAGAACTATGGTAATGAAAAAGGCAGTCAGGAACCATAAGACATCGGTAGTTGAGGAAAAATGGAGTGCCAATGCTAATGTTACCAGGCTTGACAATGATGCTCCTGCATCGGTTTACAGAAATGTATTTGCCTGGGAACCTCAGGAAGATAAAGAGGACAAATCAAAATGGAAGTTTCCTCACCATATGGTTTCCGAAAACGGAGAACCAGGTGCAGCAAATTATAGAGCATGCGTGGCTGCTATAGCTTCATTGAATGGTGCTAGAGGAGGAGCAGATATTCCTTCTGACGATAGGCAGTCTACTTATGATCACGTAGCTAAACATATAAGGGATCATGGTAAGGAACCTCCGGAACTTAAGCTGGCCGTGAACCTGACCTTGGCTTCACATGCAGTTGTAGTAGCTGAGGAATGTAGAGGTCTTTCAGAGAGAGCACAGGAAATCTTTCTGGACCGGAAGGATAAGACTAAAAAGGTAGCGGAAAAATCGGAATTCTGGCTTAAGTATGCATTATACGAAGCGGAGGAAGTAGTGGCAAATCTAAAAGGGCTGCTGCAGGAACCTGTAATGCCGGAGGAAATAGACTCATTACGAATGATCAAATTGAAAATGGAGGTTGAATATGCCGATGAAAGAATTGGTTGAAAAAAGAGAGGAGCTTAACGCAAAGCGTAAAAAGCTCAAACAGGTCTTTGATGAGGCTGGAAAAGATATGGACATGGACCAGGTAGAATGTCTGGAAGGAGACAGTAAGTCCAAGGTCGATGCCGTACGCAAAATGAATGCCGAAATCGAAGATCTACAGAAGGAAGTAGAGGGACTGGCCGAAGTAGAAAGGGCTAGTAAAAACACTGAATCACAGGTTAAGTTTCCGGAAGAAGGAAAGAAAACTTTCGGTGACTTGTTTGTGGAATCGGAAGCGTTTAAATCAAAAGGTGCTATAGCATCCCTTGACATAGGTATCAAAACGCTTATGGAAACATCAGCTGGATGGGAACCAGAGGACATTCGGACCGGACGTGTAGTCCTGGATGCACAGAGACCTATTCAGGTAATAGATGCTATACCGATGGGCAGTACCAGTCAATCTGCTGTCGTGTATATGCAGGAGACCACATTCACGAACAATGCTGCGGAAACCTCGGAAGGCGGGACCTACGGAGAGGCTGAACTTGCCTTGAGCGAGCAGTCAAGTACAGTGCGGAAAATTGCCGTGTGGATACCCATTACCGATGAACAGCTTGAGGACGTAGCACAGGTAAGGGGATACGTGAACAATCGTTTGCGGTTCATGCTTCGGCAGAGACTGGACAAACAGATACTCGAAGGTGACGGTTCAGCACCAAACCTTGAAGGTATCCGGCAGAACGGTTCTATTCAGAGCCAGGCGAAGGGAACGGACCCTGTTCCTGACGCAATCTACAAGGCCATGACGGCGGTGATGGTTACCGGACAGGCTCAGCCTAATCTGGTAATTTTTCATCCGAACGACTGGCAGCAGGTTAGACTACTTCGAACCTCGGACGGTATCTACATCTGGGGTAACCCTTCTGAAGCAGGTCCTGAGAGGATTTGGGGACTACCTGTAATCAAAGCACAGGCCATCGTAGAAGGCAATGCACTGATAGGTGACTTTGCCAACTTCGTGGAACTTGCCGAAAGGCGGGGTATCGAAGTTCAGATCACCAATGCTCATAGTGACTTTTTCATCAAAGGGAAACAAGCTATCAGAGCAGACATGAGAGCAGCTTTACCGATTTATCGTCCTGCTGCTTTCTGCGAGATCACAGGAATTTAATCGGCTTCTCTTTGAGAAGTGCGGAGGTAGGGGAGCTTAGGCTCCCCTGCATATAAGGGGATGTTATGGCGATCAGCGATGCGATAGTTTTAACAATAACGATACCATCAGGAGATACAGTAAGTGACGCTGTATTCGTCGGTTCTGCAAGAGTGACGGGGCTTCTTGTGCCGACCATCGATAGCAGCAAAATTAGCTTTCAGGGATCGGCTGACAACGATTTATATTATGAATTAGTTGATGAGACTTTGGGAAAGAATGAAATCAATGCTGGAACCGGAGAGTATTTCGTTAGCTTACATAGTATAATTGAAGGACCTGCCTGGCTGAAGCTTGTTTTAGGAAGTTCACAAACAGCGGACAGAACTTTCAAGCTGGTACTGAAAGCACATTAGGAGAGAGTATGGCTATAAGCGGTGAATTGAAAGTAGCTAATTCGCAATCGAGTACACAATTAGTTCCAACCGGAACGAAAACTACGGTTCATGCAATTCAGTACCGCACTACATCGAGTGCGGGTAGTATCGAGTTATTTGATGGGGGATCGGGGGGAACGTCAAAAGGGAAGTTCTGGACTCCGGCTTTTGCAGAGGGGGACGGTTTTCCATTTCCGGCAGGAGGACTACACTTCGATGATGGTGTCTATGTGGATTTAACGAACGTTGATGGCGTGACTATTTTATATCAGGAAGAATGACCCGTATGGGTTGTTTAATATCCATGGCGAAGAGAAGGAGAGAAGATCATGCAAATTTCAGCATTTGTATTTGGGTTTGAAACTTATAGTTATCAAACCGAGAGTTCAGGAACTGCTATAGAGCAGGGAATTAAAGGGAAGCCAGGGAGCAAGCTGGCATTGTTAAACTTGCTTTATACTGGGGGCGGTACGGCTCATACTTTGAGCTTGATGTACGCCGAAGGAACCGGAAGCCGGAACACGGTTGATGGTGAAACATCAAGTGGGCAGAAAGACGTGGACACTGTCGATGACCCGAAAGACCCTGCAGGAAATGCAGCTGCTTCTGGAGACGTAGTGGCGTACGTACTCAAGAATGGAGAATGGGAGTTCAACAGTGTAGATAGCGTATCGTCTAAGACTATTACGCTTAACAACAACATCGGTTCTCCTGGTATAGCAGACGGAGCAAAGATCAATATCATCGGAGCACAGGGAGACGGAGCGGAATTTCAACTCCTTGGTGAGGCATCTGCACAGGCGGAATTCAGCGGTGAACCTTACTTGGTGCATCCATATGAGGGTGAACCTTTCTGGTTCTATAGTCCCAATGGAACAGACGCTGGCTCATTGGACGCTATAGTCTTTGCTCTTATTAATAAATAAGGGGGTTGCTGGTGGATCGGTGTTCCCCATCAAACGGAATACCGTGAAGCCAGCTTATTATGGCGTTAACGATTAACTATTTAAAGGACAGGGAGGCTAAGATGAAAACTAATCGAAGGCTTTATATAGACGAGACAGGAACTAAACTGGTCACAGAAGATACACCAGAAGATTGTCATGAACTATTTAAAATTCATGGAGAGGAAGTGGTTCCTGCCGAAATGGAGAAATGGAAAGGCCAGATCGAAAAATATATTCAGGGATACAAGAAAAAGAAACCTGAGAAGAAGCTGAAACCTGATTCTAACAAAATGGCTAAACCTGAATCCGATAAATAAAGGAGTAGAATATGGCAGAGGTAGATATTAGCGTTCAAAAGCTGGATAAAAATGGACTGGATGCAACGTATACCACAGACAGTACGCTGAATGACTCAGATACGTTCCTATTTGAAAATGGGAATGCTACGTTCTTACACGTAAAGAATGGAGACAGTTCACAGCATACAGTAACTGTACAGACTCCCGCTACGGTATCAGGTCTGGATGTAGCGGAGCTTTCGGTGGATATTCCTGCTGGAGAAGAGCGGTTCATCGGGCCGTTTCCTCCTGGAGTATTTAATTATTCCACAGGTAAGGCAAAATTTACGTTGGATGCTGGAACCAGCATGGAAATAGCGATACTGAGAGTGTAATATGGCTTTATTAACTACGGCAGAAATCAGAGAGCATATAGAGACTGATCTTACTGACGCTGCTTTACAGCGGGTGATGGATGCCGAGGAACAGCAGATTACGTATTACTGCGGAGAGCATACTTCACAGACTGATCGGTTTGTGAATCGGCATGACAATAAAGTTATATATCCTAATCGCAGAGTGGACAGTATTAATAAAGTTACAGAATATGTTTATCCTGAACCGGACTTCAACGGTGTGCCATCGGAGACTGAACTTTCAGCTAATGACTATGAATTAGTGGCTAATGGCAGAAGAATCGACAGACTGCCACAGGGAGATAACGGCAGAACTTATTGGGGTGATATCGTAGTAGTGGAATATACGCCATATGACGATCAGAAACGCCGAAAGGTAGCTTTGATCGATTTGGTGAAATTATCGCTGCTTAATCGTGGAGCACTTAAAGAAAGTTTGCCGGATTATTCCTATACTAGACCGGAGGATTTACAGGTAGAAAGGGAACGTATTCTATTCGGGCTGCGGGGTAAATGGTGGGCATGACCAGCCATATGACCATGAGAGCATCTATTACCAGAAACGTAGAACAGGGAGTGGACGATTATGGTCAGCCTATAACGCAGGAGGATTTAATAGGGCTGCAGGTTCCATGTTATTGCTGGTTTGATACTGGTAACAGTGATCGGACCAGAGGCATGGATACTATGGAGCTTCAAGTAAATAAGGCGTATCTGACGTGGAAACATGGACAGGACGTACAGAAAGGTGATAGAATAAAAGTGTACGATCGGCGGGGTGATCTACTTTATGATGAATTGGTAGTAGAAAGCGGACCGATCTACAGGAAGTGGTATTTGATTACCGTAGCGAGGAAATATGGTGCTTAATTGGAAGGGCGATCAAGTAAGAAATAAGACCGAGTTAGCCGTAGTTCGGGGAATGCTTAAGACCATGAGTGATTGTGTATGGATGTCTAAGCAGATATGTCCTCGCAATTATGGGACCTTACAGCGGTCAATAGAACTTAGAGCACCAGTACGTAGAGGTAGGTATATAGTCGGAGTATGGGGCAGCTTCAACGAAAATTACGCATTGTGGGTAGAGATAGGCACAGGTCCTCATATGCCTCCTCTGGCTCCGCTGATGGATTGGGCAGGCCATAAATTTGGAGAACCGAGTATAGGAGTAGCAGTGGCTTACAAGATCAAAATAAAGGGAACCGAAGCTCAACCCTACTTGAGGCCAGCAGCGGACAATTACTATCCAAGGCTACCGGACAATATAAGGAAATACGCATGATACAAGATTTATCGGCAGCGTTAAGAACATTGTTCATGGAAGATCCTACAGTAAACGGACTTACGGGAGATCGGGTTTACGTAGAAGAGCTTCCAGAGGCTGAACATGGCAAAATGCCGAGAGCTTGTATAGTGATAGTCCAAGCTGGTGGATTGCCAGTTAGGTCCTGGGAACCTTATCAAAACCCTCGGTATGACATCTTTTGTTACGGTAAAGACAGATATGAGGCTGGGAAGGTAGATAGAGCAGTTACGGAAAAGCTGCATAATCTGGACCGTGAAGTAGTTAATAGTACGCTGTTGCATGTGGCAGTGATACAGGGAGCAAGGGCTTTTAAGGCTGGTGATACTGGATGGCCAGTAGTTCACAGGTCTATAAATTTAATAGGAAGCAATAACGAAGCATAGGAGGTAAACTATGGAACCATATAGTATGGTAGTGGGAGGAGCGGAAGTTTGGTTGGCTCCTGTAGGTGAATCTTATCCTGACGTGGACAATAGTCCTTCGGGGAACTGGGCGAAGCTTGGTTCTTCCGGTAAAAAGGACTATTCGGAAGATGGTATTACCATCAACCATGAGCAGACGTTGAATCAATTCAGGAGTTTAGGCTCTACAGGTCCTCGAAAGGTAAGTAGATCGGAAGAGAACCTTACAGTGACCGGAGTGCTGGAAGATTTAACTCTTGAACAGTATGCAAAGATACTCAATGATGTAAGCGTTTCCTCTGGTACTACCAGCGGAAGTGGAGCGGACATCAAGGAGATTACGACCAGACAGGGACTGGACGTATCATTGTTTGCATTACTTATACGCATACCTAATGCGTACGGGGACAGCTGGCAAGCACAGGTCCAGATTCCGAGGGTGTATCAGAGTGATAATCCGAGTCCTGTATTTTCCAAGGATGAAAAAGCAGGATTGGCGTTCACATTTACTGCTCTGGAGGACGAAAATGCATCTACTGACGCTGAACGGTTCGGAAAGATCGTCCATCAGACTTCTAACGCACCATAATATTTAGATGGGGGACAATATGGACATTAAAACTACTGTCGAGAGACAGTCTATTACCATAGACGGAGATCAGTACGAAATCCGTAATATGGGTGAACTTAAGTATAAAGAGGTAGCTTGGTATCAGTACGCTTCCAATCGTATTCAAGAATTAGTGGATAAGCTCCAGGAAGCGTACACTGAGCAAGAAGCCGAAGAATTCGATCGTATATTAAATCGGGCAGCTAAAAACGCATTTGTAGATATTCCTGATGATGTCTACGAATTGCTGTCCGATGAGCATAAAGTTAAGGTGGTCGAGTTTTTTACCGAAGCTGCCAAGTCGGGGCAGCAGAACCAGAACGAATCATACCCCGGCTCCTCCGGTTCTACGGAGGCTCAGCCGAAGGATGGTTAGATACGCCTTTCTGGTTAGTATTTAATTGTCTTAAGGAAATGAGATCGATTCGATGTGAGGAAAGCTTAGTGGCCGTAGAAAGGATGCAAGTTGGACATGGACTACTGAAAAAACATGAGTCCGATAGGATAGTCCGGTACTGGAAATCCGGTGCTGGACATCAGGCCATTAAGAGGAAGCCGGAGGAATTTAGTCCAGAAGAACTGGCAAGGATGGGATTAGGTGCCAATCAATGAAAGTTTAGGCACAGCTACATTAGAATTACGTACAGACGATAAGCATTTCAGGCAAGGACTGCAGCAAGCCGAGCGTACTACTGAACGTATCGGAAAGCGAATGGGTAAAATAGGACGCAGGATGTCTTTGGCAGTTACTGCTCCTATAGCTCTTGGATTCGGTAAGATCATAAGTTTGGCTTCGGATTTGCAGGAATCCATGAATGCAGTTAATGTAGTATTCCAGGATTCTGCCGATACTATTCATGAATTTGCTAAGACATCTGTAGATGCTGCTGGTATTACTCAAAAGGAATGGAATCAGGCAGCGACTATGATAGGTGCACAGCTGCAACAGGCTGGCATGTCCATGGACGCTGTAGCTGAAAAGACTAATACGGTAATTCAGCGAGCAGCTGATATGGCCAGTATTTTTAATACTGACGTAAATCAGGCATTGGGAGCCATACAAGCTGCTTTACGTGGAGAAATAGACCCTATAGAAAGATTCGGCGTAGCTATGAATATGGCTTCCGTTGAAGCCAGAGCATTAGAGGAAGGTATAGTAGGTGCCAATGAGGAAATGACGGCTGGTCAGAAGGTAGCTGCGAGATTTGCAGAAGTAATGGCACAGACTGAAAGATACGCAGGAGATTTTGCTAGAACATCTGACCAGTTAGCCAATAAAAGTAAAAAATTACGTTCCAGACTTAAGCAGATTGGTGCTGAAATGGGGCAAGCATTATTACCTATCATGGAGAAAGTAGTACAGTGGTTGGATAGGTTAGCTCAAGCGTTTTCTATGTTGAGTACGGACGAAAGAAAGAAAATACTGATATTTGCTGCTATTACTGCTGCTATTCCTCCTGCGATTATGGCCATAGGTGGTTTAATACGAGCATTCGGAATAATGGGTAGAGCTTTTTCATTTGTCATGCGACAAATGGGAAGAGCAGGACCCTGGATGGTGCTGGCTACTGCTATAGCTACTTTGGCACTTATTATTATAAAAAACTGGGATAAGATCAAGGAAGAAACTAAAACTCTACGTAAAGCACTTGGAGCTTATTTTGTAGCTATGAAAGACGTATTAGTAAATGCTGCAAAAGTAGCTGCATTTAGCGTTGCTGCGTTTTTCTTAGATAAATGGCAGAGGATAAAACAGTTTACACTTGATTTCTTGGAATGGATGCGAGATCAATTTAAGGCTATAGGAACGGTAATACGAGCAGCAGTTCAATGGGGACTAAATAGAATAGCACTTTCGTTTGTATCATTTTTCAGCAAAATAGGAGGATATGCGAGAGACTTTGCCGAGAAGATCGGTGCTACCATGAACCCTAAGAATTGGTTTGGTGGTAAGGACCTAAGAAAGATGTGGAACGAAGGCATTACTTCCGAATTATCCAAAGGTGCGGAAGATACCATAAAGGAATTAGAGGATAAAGTAGGCGATGCTTCAAAGGATATGGGAGAAGCCATAGGTAGTATGGGCGGTGAATTATCTAATGCCATGGAAGCCGAAGCGAGCGAAGGAGTCAAAAGACTACTTGCTAAGCTAGATGATGCTAAGCTTGATCTAAAGGATGCCAGCAAGGAATTAATAAAACAGTATATTATAGCGTGGGGTGAAGGGATAGAGATTACCGACAAAACGCTGGAAGGACTTAAAGATAAATTTAAGAACTTTTTTGGTCCTGCTAGTGATGCTTTCCAGGGAATAAAGAAGTTTTTGGAAATGATAAAAGGTCTGCAGGACGACATAGCAAGAGGTCAAGATAGGATTACTAGAAAATTAGCAGCTACTGCCAGGACAGCCAGAGCTACTCCTCAATATACCCCAAATGCTGGTGCTAATCCATTTGCTACCAGTGGTTCATATGCTCAAGGACAGTGGGCAGCTTTTAAACAGATGATACTTGCTCCTATAGGCAATGCTTTTGGTAAAATCGGAAACGTAATACGAAATGCCATACCGATATTTCAGGCTTTATTTCAATTTATGGGGCGTATTTTAAGCCATTTTAGAATATGGGATGTTTTTATCGAAAAGCTTACTACTGCATTTATTCAAGGGTTGGCTCCAGCGGTGAATGCTCTCATATATGCGTTAACTCCTCTTATAGCAGTGGTCCAATGGCTATTTGCGATAATAGGTAAAGCACTTGCTCCGGTGTTTAACATGCTAAGGCAAGTTATTATTAATCTAATTCCGGTGTTTGAACCTATTGGGAAATTGTTGTATTATTTAGGCGGTTTACTGCAGGCCATTATGCCGTTTCTACAAATCATATCGAAAATACTTGCTACGGTATTGACTCCTGTATTGAGAGTATTCGCCGAAGCCATACGGCTGGTGGCAAATATATTCATTGCGGTGGCCAGAGCGATTATTGCAGTAGCACAGGCTCTTGGAGCAGACGTAGAGAAACCGGAATACATAGAGCGTTTGGATGAATCGAAGATAGAAGAGCTTGATATTCCGGAATTTCCGGAAGCTGGTGATTTTGACGTTCCTGAGATAGAGACTCCTGGTACTGGTGGAGGAACTACAGCCATACGGCAGCAAAGACCCATCAATGTGCAGATTGACATATACGACAATGAGCTTGCTGGAAGTGATGGGTTCCAGGAATTAGCACAGATTATAAGATCGCAGTTTGAAAGGATGAATGTAATTAATGTCTGACTGGACGGTTAAAGCAGATTTAGGCTCAGGGTATATAGATATTACGGAGCACTGCTCAAAAATACGCAGACGCAGGGCTATACACAGGAATCTAAAACCCACCATAGATCAGTGCGAATTCCAGCTTCATGATCAAGACATAGCGCAGTATGTGCTTTTGACTAAAGAGGTTCCTGTTAAAATCTGGAAGGATGATGAGGCGTATTTTGTAGGAATAGTACGTGAAACCGGACATATGAAGCATGCAGCTTCTTTGAAAGGAATGAACGTAGAATGCGTAGATTACGGCTATATGTTGCGTGACAAAATTAACAGTGATTTAATTTATCAAGACATACAGCTTGCTGATGCTGGAGATAAAAACAATTCCTTTTTAGACCTTATATTCGAGGATGCTGGTTTTAGCTCCTCGGTACTTAACTTCGGCACTATTAACTTGGCTGTACGATCAGTGATAGTAGCAAGCGAGGAACGAAGGTCTTATTGGGAAGTGTTGCTGGAAGTTCTATATGAATATGGATACGTATTTTATCAGGATGAGTCCGGTGTGTTCCAGCCTTATGACTTATTCCCTACCAGTATTTCTGCTGAGGACCTTATAGACAGAGATATATTACATTCATCTTCCTACACCAGGGAAGAAGAAGAATATGAGCGGGTAGAGATTACTTGGCATCCTATAGTAGATAAGAATGACATTATAGTATTTTCTGATCAGACGGACCAGGACCAGGCTAATAAATGTAACATAGTTCTTGCTACTGATGAATATTATCCTGCAAATTGTAACAGCCAAAAAGCGTATGCACAATATAAGACTTCGGAAGGATATGATATATTGCGAGTTACCAATGCTTCATTAGATACTGAAATGTCCGGAGTATCTGTAAATGCATTTAATCCTGGACCCAAGCAAGCCGAGATTTGTTTTTATTCTGCTTCTGGTGGTACCATTACGCAATTAGACATTAGAGGAGACGCAGAGCTTAGGGACACCAACAATATAAATAAAAAGGTCCGTGTAGTTACGGCTGGTACGGACCGAATCTTGCGGTATCTGGCTAAAATTATAGCCAATGATACTTTGGCAGAAAGATTAGCCAGCGGTTTAGCGGAATGGTTTAGTACGTCTATTCACCAACTTACTTTTTCTACGGACAAGGAGCTTGACCCTGGCGATTTTATTACCGTAGATTCAGAAACTATAGACATAGATTCTACTTTCCGTGTGGTTTCAGTAGAAGATACCAACAATCATGAAAACATTAAGATTAAAGCTGAACGTATAGATTCAGTCACCATATCTACTGACGAAGAGGACTTTACATATACTCCAATAAGAGACAATATTCCGGAAAATGAATTTGAAAAGAATCCGTTTAATTCTCCTACTTATAATGAGGCCATACGTGATGGCTGGAATGCTGGATATGGTACTACTACTCCCACCATTCCGGTAATTACGTGTACAGGAGGACGTAGGGCGGTACTTATAGAATGGTCTCATCAAGTTGATCTGACGAATTTTGATCATTATGAAATACAAGTTTCCGAGGACGACAGTACTTGGTATTCGTTGGGGCTTGATGGTACTGACTGGAAAGGGACCTTAGACGGAGTGACTGAAACTGAGTCACCATTTTTCATTCATACGGAAATTCCTCTTCTGGGAACTTCGGAGAATCCGGAAGCGAGGACTCTTTATTATAGAGTACGGAGAGTAACCAAGGAACCTCTGCAGTCTAATTGGAGTACTAGTCAGTCTGCAGAAGCAGGTCCTACATTAGGAAGTGATCTTTTAGCAGGAACTATAGCTGGCGAAAAACTAGTGGCCAGGACCATTACTGCTGATAAGATAGGCACCAGGGAAATCAAAGCAGAAAACATGGCATTTGGAACCTCCGAATATCTGGCTCATTTGACCCATCCCATACCAGAGAATGCCGAATTGTTTGAATTTGCTGATTTAAGTTGCCGTGGTAGCGATGGCAGCTATCCTGAGGATAAGTTTATAGTATTAGACGAAGATGCATATACATGGCAACGTCCTGGTGCTGCTATTATAGTGAGTGATCAAGAGCTTGGGAATGGTGAGAGACTTGATCAGGAAATAGCTATGAATAAGAGCGGTCAGCTTACTTTGGAGAACTGGGAGGACATAGAAGGCGGAGGTCCTGGAGATTCTATTGACTATGGTTTTAATTCAAGGCTGAGCGTAGAAACTGAAAATGTAATAAGTGGAGGTGCACCATGAGCACTATGACGGCAGATATGCAACAGAAAAGAGGAACTGCTTCTGAGTGGTCCTCAGCCAATCCGGTTTTATTGGAAGGCGAGATCGGTATAGAAACAGACACCAATAAGTTTAAGATCGGAGACGGTTCTAGCCAATGGGCAGATTTGACTTATTTTTCGTCCGGTGGTATTACTGCCTATACTGCAGGAGAAGCTCTTGGTACTCCTAAGGCGGTATATGTTAAGGCAGCAGACGGAGAAGTCTATCTTGCCGATAATGACGATTTAGATACTGCAAAAGTAGTAGGATTTACTCAGGAATCGGCCAGTGATGGGGATTCAGTAGATATCTATTCTGGTGGAGTAATCGGAGGATTTTCAAGTCTTACTATAAATGAAGTTTACTATCTCGGTGAGGACGGAGATATTACTACTCTCGGTAACATAGGTGTTGACGAAGTTCGAGTAATGGTGGGAGTGGCCATTAGTTCTACTCAATTGTTAGTACTTATCGGTAGACCGGAATATGTGCGGTTCAATGACGGGCATCAAATAGGTGATGTGGTGTGGTCGGCAAATCCGAGCTTGGGTAGGCTTCACGGACTATTGCCGTTCGGGAACGGTCCTGTTTCGCAGAGCGACTTTTCGGAATTGTATGCCGTAGTAGGAGATTCTTTTGAGACTGCATATACTGATCTCGGGTATGCTGCTTCCGGTGCGGGAAATTTTTATCCTGCTCCTCCTCCACAGTTATTTCCGAGAGCAGCTATTCCGAGAGTAGCGATAGATGCTGCCGATTTCGATGATACTAATGACCGGATAGA